GCAGCAGCACCAGCAGCAGCAGCTTCCTCGGCAGCAGCAGCAGCATCATCGGCAGCCTTCTTTGCAGCAAGAGCAGCAAGAGCAGCAGCTTCCTCGGCAGCAGCAGCAGCAAGAGCAGCAGCAGCATCAGCAGCATCAGCAGCAAGAATGTCAGCCATAGGAGTATTAACGGCATTATCAAGAGCTAAATTAGCATCATCGGCAGCCTTCCGTGCAAGAGCATAAGCTTCCTCGGCAGCCTTCTTCGCAGCAGCAGCTGACTCGACAGCAGCATTTAAAATTATCAGATCATTTAATTTTATTGATACCATAATATTATAATATTACATAATATTATAAAACACTCAAAAAAAAAAACGCAATCGAAATATTTTTAATATACAATAATTTATTTACAACATTTTTTACATGTATAAGCTATCATATTTAAAGCAGGCAATTTATTTTATTCATACCACAATACTCCAAAACGTTTTTATTTTGCAGCGTCGTCCACAATTTCATTTCCACTTTCAACCAAATGTTAAAAACGCAGAGCATTTTAAAGGTAATTATACATTTTTTAGTTTTATAATATTATTTGTATATTATACCATAATATTATAAAAGTCACAAAAATAATAATACTAATATAAAAGTTCATACAAACAAATTTTGTATTTCATTTTTACAATGATTGGAAGAACCGATGTATTTGAAATATTGAATCGGATACTAATAACGAAATGAATATGTTCCGCTTTTGTAGAAGCGGATTTCAAAATCGAAAGGATAGTGTTCCATTTTAATGAAGAAACCAGGCTACAAGTCTCTAATTGATACAATGTAGATATATTTTCAATATTATGTGTCAATTCCATCAAACTATGTGTTGTAAAACAGTTACGTGTTACGCACAAATCCTCTTCAATATATTTCAATACTTCTTCTAATAGAGAAAAAGGTTTACCATCAATGGTTCGAGGGGATTGAAATGTCGTCAAATGAGATATTTCTGGTTCAAAAAAATTTGATTTATTCAATCCAAAATGATCCTCTTGTGAATAAAACAATCGTTTGAATTGTTTTACAGAAATAGGAATAGGATCGATATCTATAGTATGAACATTTTTGCAAGCAACATAAACAGGTGTTGATATATCTTGCGCTAGTAAAGCAATATCAAAACTAACATAGTCCAATTTTTTTCTCATTTCATCCGCCATATGTAATTATATGATATTGTATTTTTTCGCCATTTTAGTTTTTATTTGTTCCAAAGGTAAATGCAACCATTCTTCAATATCCTTAATCTTTTCTACCTGATAAATATCTCTCTTAGCACGATTCGGTTTCCCAAAAATCTTATCATATATTTCGTATTCTGGCTTCAAACGAATCGCAGGTAATGAATGTAAGAATTTACCAACAGTAGAAGCATCGTCTAAAGTATTGTCAACTGTAGGATAAAGATTTTGACTAGGAATAACTTTGGTACTAGGACTAGGAATAGGACTAGGAATAGGAATAACTTTGGGCTTTGGAACAAGAGTAGGACAAATGTTTTGCTGAGAAGAAAGAGTATATATTATATATTGTCTATTGAATTGCTTACCAGACAAATGATTGTAACTATGTTTACAACGTCCTCCAGCCAACATAGTATACAATAATATTGTAATTTACAATAGACAGAGGTGTAGTTACATTTTTCGCGATGGGGTATAAAAAGAATAAATATAATGATATCCTATGAACAAAGATTTGGATATTCATCATTATTCCTATGAAGATATATGTGGTTTATTTAAAATAACAGATATACACGATATACGTTTAGACAAAATGAGAGAAAAATGTAATAAAATAAAAGAAATATATCCTGGAACTATATCGTCTTTTTACGAAAAGGCATATAAAATAATAGAATGTGTTCATCAGCAAAATGATACTATAAATATTGACATTTTTATGGACAATATAAAAAAAATACCTCATTTTGAAACGAAACATGCTTCCTTTCTTATTCAAAATATCAAAGATGTACAAAAAAAAGAGTATCCAATACCGATTCCCGTTCCTACCCCACCCATCGTATATACCGCCCCCCAATCCGCAGCACCAGGCTCTTTAAACAGTTTAAAACGAATGACACAAATGCGCAATTTGAATCTAAACAGCTGCTTTCGTCATAATTATTATGATTCATGTTCAACGGATTATGATTATATTTTGCCATCAGAGATTAAAAACGTTATTTCTTTACGGCTTGCTTCCTTGGAATTACCCAATTCGTGGTATCTTTTCTCTCGTTCACAAAAGAATCATTCTTTCATCATTCGTGTTCAAAAAGGAAATAAAGAAACAGAACATATCATTGAGATTCCCGATGGCAATTATGACAATGAGTCCTTGACGGAATATATAAATACGAATTATTTGTATGAATCGGGTTCCACCAATGGACTCCAATATATAAAAATGAACATACCTGATTCGAGTATGAAGACAACGTTTGAAATTGTCTCTGGTGTTATTGATTCTTTTTCACTTCATTTTTTACGCACCAATAGCGGAGAAAATATGATGAAAACAGTGGGTTGGATACTTGGATTTCGGTTGCCGAATTATGAAAAAATACAAGAATGTATAGAATCAGAAGGCTTGTTTGACGGAAATGGAGACCGATATTTATATGTTTCTCTCAATGACTATCAATACAATACGAATAGCACCAACATTGTAGGATTTGACAAAAGTTATATGGACGAAGATATATTAGCCAAAGTACATTTGGTCAATGGTAAATTATCAATGGTAATGGAGGACAATCAATGTCCTCTGACAAAACGGCGCATCTATAATGGACCCGTGAATTTGCGCAAAATCCATGTCAAAATTTTGGATGCCTTTGGTTGTATCATTGATTTGAATCATATGGATTTCAGTATGACATTGGAATTGGAGATTTTGTATGAAAGTTTCCAATTTCGCGATGTAACATGTTAAGAAAAGGGTGTAAAAGACGATCAAAAAATTTTATTTTATTTGCAGTATATAAGAGATATATGGGTTCAGGAATTTTGCCGACAACGTGGCACAAGGGAGAACTATATTTTTTATTCGGAAAAGAAAACAAATATGCAGACACACCCGGATGGTCTGATTTTGGTGGAGGAAGGGATAATAAAGAGACCTATATGCAAACAGCAATACGAGAAGCAGGGGAAGAACTTACTGGTTTTTTAGGGTCTGACAAGGACGTAGCGAGATTTCTTAAAAAAGGTGTTTTTCTTTTAGATAGGAATGAATATAGGATGCATTTGTTTTATTATCCGTACAATCCTTATTTGGTTGAATATTATAATAACAATCAACGATTTCTGCAAATGCATTTGGATGCCAATGTGATACATGATACAAAGATATTTGAAAAAGCAGAGATACGTTGGGTTTCTTTCTCTCAGCTCAAAAGAATGCTGCCTCAATTTCGTTTTTATTTCCAGGAAATTGTAAGAGATTTGTTATCTAAAAAGGGGGAGATAGAAACGTTTTTTGGGAAATCAAAGACATCATCTAAAAACACGAGAAAAAGAAGATGAAAAAATTGAATATAAAAAGTTGTATATAATGCAATATAGGAATGAATACATTGAATTATATTGGTTGTAAACATAGTTTATCGAAAAAGATATTGGATAATTTTCAGAATTGTGTTCCTGATTGCAAAGAGAAATCGTTTATGGATTTATTTGCGGGAACAGGAACTATAGGATTCAATAGTTTGTCTCTTTTTCGCACTGTATCGGCAAACGATTGGGAATATTATAGTTATGTTATTAATACAGCACTTATTTCAGTGCCTTTTACGGATACCCTTGCTAAAAAAATAGAAGAATGCAATGTTTTGGAACCGGTAAAAGGTTTTATTTACACTGAATTGGCGCCTCATTCCGAAGAAGCAGGTTGTGAAAACAGGATGTTTTTCACGGTAGACAATGCGAAAAAGGCGGATGCGATACGTCAATATTTGAACAAAGAAAAGGACAAGGGTTATATAGATGAAAAGGAATATCTCTATCTGTTGGCATCTCTTCTCACTTCGATTGACAAGGTGGCAAATACGACTTCTGTCTATGGTTCCTTTTTGAAAAAATTCAAAGCAAGTGCAAGAAAGCCTTTACAAATGGTTCCAATTCATACAAGAAGAGATATTCCACATAAAGACAATCACGTCTTTCACGGAAAGGCGGAAGATATACAAAGCTATTATGATGTTGTATATTTGGACCCACCTTATAATCAAAGGCAATATGCAGCAAATTATTCACCATTGAATTTTATTGCAGAGTATAATTCGGAATATAAAATCAAGGGTAAAACGGCATTGCTTGAAGGATATAATAAGAGTGATTTTTGTAGTAAGACCAAGGTTAAAAATGCGTTTGAAATATTATTGAAATCATTGAATACCAAGTATATATTTCTCTCGTATAACAACGAGGGTATACTTTCTATGGATGTATTGCAGGAAATATTATTGGCAAAGGGGGATGTCACATTGTATACTATTCCGTATAAAAAATACAAATCAAATAGCAATGAATCATCAACAGACACAGTATATGAATATCTATGGTTTATTGATACAACTGTGAAAAAGAAACCAGGTAATTTTACTGCGTGTCTTTAAGTTGTTTATGTTTCAAAACAATATAAAAGGATAAGAAGAATACGAAGGAGAAATGTGGGTATCTTTTTTCATTGTAGTGATTCAATTTATATGGATGCTTTTTTGGTATCAAAATCGGTGTAAAGATATATTGGAAAAGGAGGAAATTACTTATATTTGTGAAAAGGAAGAGGGACGAGAACAGAAAATGACGATATATCATAATAGAAAATGGGGGCCTGTCGGTGGGTCTCGTAAATGTTTGGTATGTATTGCTGGTTCTTATCAATTGGCGTTTCACGGCTATATAAAAAAGTTGATGTTTGATTTGTTTCGATATCATTTCGACGTGTTTTCTATGTATGAATGTATTGTTATTGAAAAATTGGATATTACAAGTATTACTATTTATAAAGATGCAGCGCATTATATTCGAGAGAGAAACAAAGAGTTTCCGTGGGAAGAAATTGTGTTACTGGGTTTTTCAGCGGGGGGTGTGGTAGCGAGTCATATTATGAGTGATTTACATGATATTCACTGTTCCAAGAAGATAATTACATATGATACACCATATCAAATAATGGAAAATGTAAAACGTTTTGAGAAAAACGCAGTGTTTCGGTTGGATTATTTATTCTTTTTGATAGCTTATGTAAATTATCTTTGTCATTGGAATTACGTAAAAATAGCTGATAAGATGATGGATTGGAAAAAAATAATGTGGGGTTATGGTTCAGCGAGTGAACTTGTTTCGATGATACAGCGTATTCATTCTTTTGATTATTCTACAATATATTTTTTTTCTGGATTCAATATGAAACAAAATGAAACTACAAAGATCATTCATATAAAAAATGAATATGATCCGATTGTGCATAAAGACATTCAGATTTGCTATGTGGAAAAAAGGGGTATTATAATCGATATTGTAAAAAGGGGTAAAATAGGTCATTGTTCGGATATGGCATTTGGAACAACGTATTTGAATGAGTTGATGGAAGCATTACGGTTGTAATATTTTCAATACAGCATAGGTAAAGGCGACGGGGTCGTGCCAAAATGTTCCGATTGTTGCGTTTGGGTCTTCTGGGTCATATGTTTCGTTGCCATTGATAAAATCGATACCGAAAGGTTTCCAAAGAGGTATACTTGTTGCAGGATATCGTTTGCCTTCTCGTTTCATATAATTGTATGTTTCTCTCTTTTGGTCATTACAATGTTTACAGAGTGATTGAAAATCGTCTAATGTTTGTGTTTCAATAAATAAAACGCGTGGATCATTATAAAGGCCATTTTTGTGATCAATTTCGATTTGGCTATATGTTCCACAAACGACGCACGGACCTTTTTTGAGTGCATTGCGAATATCTTGACGGATAGGTCGTGTGGATATGTCATTCAATATTCCACATAGTTTAATAAGGTATACAGAATTCCCTTTGGTGAAGGATATATTTTGTTTGGTGACAAAGGTGTTAATTTCATTATGTAATGTGGTATTTTCTTCTTCGGATGGATGCCAAGAAAATCGGAATTCACCGCTGCGTTTTACGATACATACTTTATTTTTTTTACCGAAATCGCCATCGAGACGACACCATCCACCTCCGTTGCCCAATTGAAGACCGATATATTCAGATACGAATTCGTCGGTGCATACAATACGGGATATTCCTGAATCTGTATTGAATCCGGATAATTTTTTAAATAGATCAATTTTGCTGATACGTTTTGTGGACATTTGTTGAAAGATAAATAATATTAAAAAAGGGTTCAATTTTTTCCATTTGAATCGAAACATTTTTTATATAAACGCAATAAAATATTGATATTATTGGGTAAGATAGAGTAAAATGTTGTATTTCATCTTATGAAAATAAAAATAATTACAATATATAAGAAAAATGGATTGCAATATGATAGAAACAATAAAACTATGGGTACAAAATTTAGAAAAGGAGCGTGAAGAATATGTAATCAAGAGGAATGAATACGTATCACATATTCCGGATGATATGAGAGAATTGCATCCAGTGGAATTTAAAAATATATTACCGAGTAAATTGGATGATGATATGGAGATGGAAGAAATAGAATCCATCAAGTTTTTTTTGAAGAATGAGATTGCTTTGAAGGAAACAGTAATGTCTGAATTGATTTACGAAATTTATATATTAAAGTGTCGTCTGCAAAAATTTGATCAAATGGTGCAACAACATGAATATGGTTCTCATGAACAAAAACACATAGACCATAAAAAAAAACATATTTATTCCTATAAGAAAGAGATAGATGCTCTTCAGGCATCGCTTAAATATATAGACATCATTGAAGGAACCATGTATAAAAAAAAACGCGGAGGTGGTAGTGGAAAACGAAAGAAAAGAATGAAAAGGGGAACGAATCTAACTTCTAATAGAAGAACGTTTAGAAAATCCAATAGAAAAAACAATATAAAAACAAGGCGAAGACTATAATTATATATATGTTCATTGTGATGTATTTTGTTCCACTTATTGGTGCTTTTCAGAGTAGTATACTTGGTAGATATTTTCGTGGGTCTGCTATGAAACGAAATTTTGAGAATAATATGCATTTTCGAAGTCGTTATCCTATTTCTAAGAGTGTTTTTGAGATGGAACAACAATTACGAAGATTGAATTCCAAAAACAATACTATACGTGACAATGAAATAATAAATTCGAATTTTGGAGAAGAGAAGGAACGTAGTTTTACGATTGATGATTTATTTAATAAAACGGAGGTTTCAAAGACGCGTACTCGTATTATTCTAAGTAAAAATATATTTACAGAATTTCAGAATAATTTTAATGCTGAAAACGAAGACGACGATGAAGGTTATTATGAATCGAAGAAAAAGAAATCGGAACATTTTGAGGTAATTACAAAATTTCCTCTTACATTTTCGGATATTGGTGGTTATCACAAGATTAAATATGAGTTGAAGCAATGTATTGATATATTGTCGAATTATTCAAAATATTCAAAATTCAATGTTCGTGTACCAAAGGGTTTAATTCTCGAAGGTCCACCGGGTAACGGTAAAACGTTACTTGCAAAGGGTCTTGCTGGTGAAGCAGGGATTGGTTTCATTGCAGTGAGTGGTTCTGAATTTCAGGAAAAATATGTGGGTGTGGGTTCATCACGTGTGCGTGAATTGTTTACGTTGGCTGGTAAGAACAAGCCGTGTATTGTGTTTATAGATGAGATAGATGCCATAGGGCGTCATCGTTCTACTGATGGAGAATCGTCTTCTTCGGAGCGTGACAGTACATTGAATGAGTTGCTTGTAGCGTTGGATGGATTTAAGAATAGTTCTGGTGTTTTTGTGGTGGGTGCGACGAATCGTGTAGATTTATTGGATTCTGCGTTGATTCGTCCGGGTCGTATTGACAAGCGTATTTTCATTGGGCCACCGGATGCGTTGACTCGAGAAGCTATTTTGCGCATACATACAAAAGGGAAGCCATATGATTCGACGGTGGTAATAAGTGATTTGGTAGATTTGACGATGGGTTTATCGGGTGCGCAGATTGAGAATATGTTAAACGAGGCGATGTTGAATGCTTTGCGGGATGATAGGGAGAAGATTACTTATTCAGACATTGACCATATTTTGAATCGCATTATGGCTGGCTGGCAACCGAACGACCATCAATTTACGACGGATATCATTGATCATATAGCCATTCACGAGATGGGTCACGCATTAGTGGGTCTTTTATGTAGTCATCATACGAAAATGACACGTGTTATTATTAATTTATCGAGTCCTAAAAGTCCGGCGTATACAGTATTTGAGGGTTCAACAGATACTATTTTTACGAGGCAGGCATTGTTTGAGCATTTAATGATATTGCTTGCGGGGCGTATTGCAGAGGAAGTATTTTACGATATAACGGTGACGACGGGTGCAATCAATGATTTCGAAGAGGCATTTAAATTGGCTGAAAAGATGATTGTGTATTATGGGATGGGTAAAAAGGTGATTTATCCGAATTCAAGTGAGAAATACAAGGAGATGATTGATTCGGAAGTAGTAGGTTTAATTAATGAGGCATATGCGCATTCGATGTTTTTGATTCAGAATGCAAGGGATTTTATTTACGATGGTGCCGAGATATTGAAGCGTGATAAAATATTAAAGGTGGAAGATATGTTATTGTTGATTGAAGAGAAATATCCGGCTATTTTGAATTTAAAATTTAAGCGGTAATTTGTTTTTTCTAATTACAAATGTATTTATAGACAAGACCTTTTTACATTTAGAGAGAATGATAAAATAGGAACAATATATATATGGCTCCTACCAAGAGATTGCGTTCAAAAAGAGGAACAAAAAAAAACTTGAGTAATATTGGACCGGTGCACGAAGTGACATATGATGGTTTGAATCATTGGTACAAGCATTTGTTTGAGCATTTGGGTTGGATGCTTTTGGCGCAAAAATATGGATACAAAGACAAGATATCGACTTATAAAAGCAGTATAATGCGTTTGAAAAAGGCATTGGAAATGAAATTGGCTGATTTGGATGATCCGGATAAAAAGAAAGATATAAAAATAATGTGGGATCAAGTGTGTATATTAAACGATCATGTAAAGCGCGATTTTCGCTAGGAGGTCTTTATATTGGTTTTAGTAATCAATATAAAGTGTTTTGAAAACAATATAAAAAAGGGATTATATTACAAGGGGGTTTATGCAAAAGGGTAATACAAATGCGATTCTAATGACTTAATTCATCGGCAACCCAATCGTTGGTGACTTCGATGGTTTTGATTTCTTCACGGCACATTGGGCAAACGGCTGCTTTGGAGGTATCTTGTATAAGACGTTTTACACAATACATACAAAGCATATGATTGCATTGAAAACTTACACAACGTTCGTAATTCACATCTTCATAACAGACAGCACATTCGATGCCCTGTTTTACTTGGATACGGACAGTCTGTCTTCTAGGCGCTGTCTCTTCTTCGTTCTGAAATAAATCTTCGGGAATACCTTCCGTGTCCTCAATGTATCCTAACATAGAACGTACCCATTCAAAATCATCTGCGCTGATGTCTTCTTCATAATAGGTAGGTATGTCATTGATATTTCCGAGGAGATAATGATAGGGGCGGAAATAACAATATATTTCGTTTTCAACAGGTACCCCGACCATAATTTGTGCTAAATGTTTGTATAAATTTTGTAAATCAGCGGCTCTTGGAATCAAATCACCTGGCATTTGTACAAAAGATTGTAGGAGACAACGATGGTCATTTGTTAACCATTCAATATTTCTTTCAATTAAATTGTTTTTAATATCTTCTTCACTCTGTTGCTCGATATGAACCCATTTATCTAAAAATTTGTTATGGGTTTCCTGTGAAAAATCTTTGCAATTGTTACAAAGAGTGCTTAATGGAGCGCCAGGGATACAAAAATTGCAATAAGTCATTGTTGTTGAATATGAAAGAGAGAAAAATAAAAAAATGAATCAATTTTTTCTTCTCTCGTTATTTTTTCATACCAAAAACACAACATATAAAAATATGAGAACAAAAACAGCTGCAAATACGTTGACACAATCCTGTTTGAATAACAGTTTCGAATGTGATATAATATAAATTATCATTGTATTTATGAAGCCCATATGAATATTCATCGGAAGTGATATTGATATTGTTGCAATTTCTCTCGGAAAAGGCGAGTATACATAGATTTTGACTTACTTCAGACTGTAATGATTCATCAGAGAATGTAAAGGCAAAGGTAGTTGGTTCCAATTCAAAAATAGAACTTTTGTGTGGATAATGTTTGCTTTCTGCTTCATTGAGAGAAAGAGCAAAATAAATACCAATAATAGATGTTGTAATTCCATTGGTTTTTAAATAATAAATAGCATCGTCTTTTGACATTTTGCTTTCTTTTACATGAAACGATATTATTTCATTTTTTTTCTCTCGTTGAAAAGATACAATCTTATTTGAAAGAAAGGGATCGTGTCGCAGGGGTCCCATCCTCGGCTTTAAATAGGATTCCAAATAATATATATTTAAATACGATTGTAATATTTCTATATTATGTTTGTAACCACTGCGTTTATCATCATAAAAAATTTAGTGAAAATTGTTTTACATAGGTCTATATATTCTTCCACCCACAATCACACCCATTGCCAGTGTTTCGACAACCATACCTTTCTACTTTCAATTTATAAATACCACCATCGTCTTTGCGCTGAGTATTACCTATTCAGGTGTCATTCCTTTTGGAAACAGTATCCAGTTTATCGTTTTTAAAAATGGTGTAGCCACACCTATTGCAGTGACATTGTTAGATACTTCACCCACTACAGTATCTATAACAGGTATTGGTATAACATTTTTACCTACTGACCTAATAGATGTTAGATTTATTACGGTTGGTAATCCCAACACAGTAACTTTTGCGGGTTCCATTCTCACTTATTAGTTGCTTCTAAAGAATAGAGCCGAGATGCTTTATTGGATTCCAAATGAACAACAGGGGGCGATATCCATTCTGCAAAGGGAAGAGCCTTTGTAGTTGATTGTTTGAGAGAAAGTAGTGTAGACAATGCATTCATTCTTCTATCAAGTGGATTCCACCAATTAGGTAATTTCCGAGACAATTGTTTCCAACGCCATTCGAATTGAAGGGCTGCTGTCCAATCTGGAAAACCAGATACATAAGCAGCACGTGTCCACGTTTCTCCCGCTGCTACTTTGGTACCTGTTGCGTGGGCACCACCTACTAATTCCTTATTATGCTGCCTTAAGCGTCTATCTAGGTCTACTGTTGCACCGATATAAGTTGCACCATCTGAAGAAACGAGTAAATAGACAAAGGATAATTTTGGTTCAGACATACAATATGTGGGCATTTTTACCTATTCCTTATTTTGGATTTCAATGGGGGTATGTAAAAAAAAGTCTTGAAAAACAATATAATATATTTTTTATATTGTTTTTTTCTCTTTGATTGAATACAAAATAACTCCTATAACTTGTAAGACAAATAATGATAATAGATAACATTCCAATATTATATAATAGGAACGGGGTGTTTCTTTTTGCATCCGCGTTTATGTGCAGACATTCCTTTCAAAGAATGTGAAGAATATTTGTTGCATAAATTGCATATAATCGTAGTATCATTCTTCTTTTTGATGATAAATTTGGTTGACAAATATTGTTCCAAATGGGAAAAGGTGAGGCTTTCAATATCATTTACCAAGGTGCGTTGGTTTTCTTTAAGATACAATAAAATACATTCTTTCTTATAGATGAATTGTTGGTATTCCTTGTTTATTTCTTGAATTACTTCTTGACTGAGATTATCATCAAAATGGGTATTTTTAATTTTGGCAGACAATGAATCCACAGCTTGTACAGCGTTTTGAATTTTATCGATGTTGCAATCAACTGATTGTAGAAAGATGACAACATTTCCATTAATGAAATCGATATGATAATCGTTTTTGTTAACAATACCACTGTTTTGTGAGAGAAAGATACCATTGCAGTTATTATCTTTTATGAGAGAGATGAAATGGTCGGTTTCTGTTTCATCGATATTGGTTTCATTTATCTTGTTGACAATAAGAATAGGAGGATGTTCTTTTCGTTTGATTATAAAATCGCCCATATTTTTTAAATGTCCTGTATTGACAATATGAGCATTTGGAATGATATTATTCAATGTAATTTCCAATTGGTTTTCAGCGAATTCCCCTTGTTTTTGCTTCTTATATTTCTGTAAAACTGCCTTGTTGTCATTATAAAATTGACTGATATGTGCTTGAATCGTGTCAGAGAGAGATGATATAAAAGGACGAAATAATTCAATATCGCGATTTGTGTCATTGCGTGTTTTCTGATAAAATGTATCAATGGTTTTTATCAATGCTTCCTTTTGTTCGTTGGAGATATAAGTTTCTACCAAAGAGAGAAATTGTGATTTCAAGGAAGCAAAAAAGGATTCTCTAGATGGCATATCAGTATTTTTCCATTCTTTTGTAAAATGGATATCCAATGCATTGATTTGTTGTATGATGACATCAAAGAAAGAATTTGAAGTAGAATTATCAGTTACAAGAGGAACAATATCAAATGATTGTTCATTGTTATAAATCTGGAAAGATTCCAACATTTTACAGAGTTGTATATTGACCATTTCTATGTCGAGAGAAGGATGCTTCTTGTAGAAATCACACACGAATAAATTGGTAATTTCCATATTTATATATTTTGTAATATAGTATTATTTCTAAATATTTACGTAATAATATATTACTAGTTATCGTGACAAATTTATAAATTAGTATTGTAACATTTGTAATTAAAAATTGTAAATTTGTAATATTTAAACGGTGGCTGGTAAAAGAAGAAAAAGACTGAATACCGCATTGATTTGTCCGGCGGAAGTACCAGATCCATTGACACCACTGAGAGTTACACCATTGAGAGGGAAGGAGGTATGATTACGTACCTGAAGAAGTGCAGCAATACCACCGGGTACGGGTGCGGGTTCTAAATCGGCGGGACCGATATCAAAAATAATGGTAAGAGAATTTTGTGCGGATCCAGTGGGACTACCAATGACAGTTCCATTCACTGGGGCACCATTCAAAAAGAGGGTGAATTGACATGGTTCAATATGCATCAAATTGAAAAAAATTTGATAGTATCCTGGTTCCCAGATATAAATATCGGAACTACCAGGACTATGGGAGCAATTACCGACAATAGATTTATTATTACTGAAAACAACATTGGTTTCAACGGGAACAATTTGATCGGGGATATTATAAATACTCAAAAATGTTCCGGAAAAATTACCAGGACCAGTAGGACCGTGTTCTCCGGTAGGACCGGTATAGCCGGTAGGACCTTGTTCTCCGGTAGGACCAGTATAGCCGGTAGGACCGTGTTCTCCGGTAGGACCAGTATAGCCGATAGGACCAGTATAACCGGTAGGACCAGTAGGACCAGTATAACCTTGTTCACCAGTAGGACCTTGTTCTCCGGTAGGACCAGTATAGCCGATAGGACCGGTAGGACCCTGTTCTCCGGTAGGACCATCTGAAGGTCCGGTAGGACCAGTAGGACCGGTAGGACCAGTAGGACCGGTAGGACCGGTAGGACCGTGACAGCCCTTTTGACCACATTCACCAGTAGGTCCGTGACAGCCTTCTTTACCAGTAGGTCCAGTGGGACCAGTTTCACCATCCCGTCCATCCCGTCCATCCCGTCCATCTCTTCCATCCCTTCCATCACAACCATCCTTACAACAATTATCATGTTCGCAATCACAATCGTGGTTCCCAGAAGCGTCAACAAAGTTTGTATTTTCCGATTCCATATAAATAATATATATACTTTTATTTTTACGAATAAAATAACAATGTCTTAATTGTTTTCAATGCATTTATGATGTAATATTCATAATTACTTTATTTACAATATTAATTACGAATATATAAATATTTCTTTATACTATGTTGTAAATAATATAAAGAATTTCATATATATTATAATAGGATATATGGGTGTTTCAGTTAGGTGTTGTGATGAAATAGTAGATATCGAAAGGAAAGTAGATAGTTTTTGTTGTGGTTATAGTTATTGGAATACAATAAAGAGAGATATTGTGGAAGCAGCAAAAAGGTATATTCACTCCAAGGAACAGATAGGAAAAGAGTTAGGATTTGCATTAGATAACACGATAGAAGGTGATGTAGTATTGAAATTTATTATAGTAGGTGATAAATATTCAGAAAAATTGAAGGAGATAGATATGAGAGGGATTTATCTTTTGGTAAACAGTAGTGATGTTTCACATATATTTTCAGAGGAAGAAGTAATAGAAATAGGTATATCTATAAAAAAAATAATGACGTATGTTTCTTCTTCAAACAAGGAAGATATTATAAAGGTGGGTACTATTTTCAATAAAAGTGGAAAAAGTAGAAAACGGGTAATTATTTGTTGATTCATTTTTACGAAATAAATCAATGATGGTAGTTGGTTATCAGATAAATTAATAGAAAATATAGAATAAAAATAACGAGAATCAATCCCAAAAAATTAAAGAGGAGTGCATATTTTGCATTTAAATAAATAAAGAAGAATCCGAATTCAGGATAGGTATTCATTTGAAAAATATAAAGGAACAAATCCTTGTATAAAGTACACAAGGTATATAAACAATGTTGTTTATCGATCCAATTTTTTTGATTTTCGGTATAGGTAAATGTTTGTAAGCAAAGAGGTCGATGATACATATATCTCTCTTGTATATTGTTGTTCAAGATAGAATCCCAATGTTTATATTTTATATTGAATGATTTATGTCTGGCTTTTTTGGAATAAATAATAGCGTGTGTTGTCCATGACATATAAGAGACATAGTGATTCCAGTTGTATGGGTATATAAATATAGGAACACATCCTAGATAATATATGAATTCAGAGTCTTGTTTACTTTGAAGAAAATGTGTAATGTTATTAATGATATGGGGTTGTTTGATATCAGGAGAAAAGAAGAAATCATCTTCGAGGATGAGAATATTATTATAGTTTCGATTGTTTGCGTGAGAGAAGCATTGTAGATAGGAGTCAACGAGGTCGCAATAGGAAATATTTTCTTTTAATTTTTTTTTCCCGTTTTTGTAACCAGGATTATGTAGAATATATACTATTTGTGTGGGTTGAAAGAGAGAAAGTTGTTTATAGATATGTTTCAATCGTCCGTTGCCTTTCAGATGTATGATATAGGTAGCATCGACACAAGGGTCAAGAAAACCGGTTGCGTATTTTTTTTTACGAAATGTATAAAATTGTGTATTGAAGGAGACATCCATACATATTAGTAGAGAGAGATTTTTTGAAAAGTATCTGCGCCGCCTGCGGCGGCTCTTTAAGTAGAATTCCCAATAATATATATTAAAAATCGAGGATATAGAGAAAATGACAACTTCCAAAAAAAAACTCGGTTTTCAAATCGGGTTTTGAAAAATGGACAAAAAAAATGTCCAAAAATGAAAAGGGGATTTGAAAACGGACTTTTTTTCTTGAAAAACACGTGTGGCACCATAATGCTCTCATTTTCATTTCTTAAAAAAAAAGTTAGACATCATAATTTTTCGCAAAAAAATATTTCCCGGGAAAAAGGACTTAGACATTTTGGACATTTTTAAATAGAATGGATACATTGGATACAAAAAAACCACCTATTTTTTCTTGCGCATTTTGTCTCTTTGAAACGCATAACAAAAATAGTTGGACAAAACATATTTTAACACTGAAACATCTAAAATGCGAGAAACAGACAAAAATGGATACATTTTCTTGCAAGATGTAT